TGCAACTGTGCTTTGATTTCTATCATGCTCTGACTTACGTCAGCGATGCCTTGGCAGACCTTGGCAACCTGTGCCTGCCACTTGTCAATCTGTAGTGGCTCTTTGCGCCCGCTTCTTTTTACAACTGTAATCTGCGTCATTTTCTCTCGTTCTAAATTGTTTTACTGCTATGCTATTTGGTGTTGCTGGTATTGCCGTTTGATCGTTGTTGCTTGGATGGTATTTACTACAGTGTCAGCGGCCCAATTAAGTATATATTTTTCTTTGGCTACTTGGACTAAATTCACATCATCTTGGGTCAAAACCAATTCAGCCGGGGCTAAATCTGCACGGTCCAACAAAGTTATAGTATACAGGATTCCCAAGCCTCTTGCAAGTTCACAGTAGATGTCGTCACTCAAAAGTTGCCAAGGATCTGGCCAGGTTGCCTGATCGTCCCAATGTAAATAGTAAGGACGCCAGGGTGCCCGAAACCACCAGGCATTGATGTTTTCAAGTGCAGATTGAGCAGGAAGATTACCGCATTGGTCACGCAACTGATTCCAGCTAGCCAGCCGGGCGGAAAACGTGCTGGGCCAGATCAAGCTAGATGTGTAATGCTGTAGGTCATGGTGCCATTGACACCTTGTTCATTGGCTGTGTAATCCAAGCTGACTATGTCACCGGTCTGAGTGACCGATAGTGCGACTCCAGTGTTGTTGTTTTCCACGTAGTCGTCCATGCTGGTTACTCCAGTGCTGCTGTCGCCCACATCCGAAGCCACTATGATGGTGCCGGTGCGGTAAGCAAAATTTCTCACTATGGTGTAGTTGACACTAAATGCCCGGATCACTGTGGCATCAATTTCAAAAACATTGGCCGAGGTATCATTGATCAAGGTCTTGGTTGCGCCAGTTTCTCTTACATATGAGCCCATGGCCAACTGCGAACCATTGGTGGTGGCTATGCTGACGGTGTTGCCAAGTTCTACTCGAGGAAAACTCTGTGCATCTGTGTCATCACGTTCAAACATGTCACTGATGCTGATGTTGTTGCTACTGGCTATTTCAATAACTGGAGTAAAGGGATTGCCAGCGCCCAGGAAATGATTGCCCACATCATAGAATATGTTGTAACCACTGGCATTCAGTCCTGGATCTAGTAATTCATCAAACAAAATGCCTTCGGCATAGATATTGTCAAATTGATTGCCAGTGATGCGCATGCCCGTGGCTTCAGTTCCTTGAAGCAACACACCTCGATACAAGGTATCAAATTGACCGTTGGTAAATGTAACGGCTCGTATGTTTTGATTGGTCTGTGTGCCATATGTGGTGCCAGAAAATTTGCAACCATCAAACACGATCTGATCACACACATTGGTCACTGTGCTGGCAAAAGCCACGGCACGAATGTCATCGGTGTCAGTGTTGAGATCGCCCTGAACCAAGGGCCCTGTGAATGTGACATTGTTGAATCTGCAGTTGGTGGCGTCTTGCACAATAAACACATCCACTGTGGGGTCTAGGTTTTGAAATCCCAGATTGCTGATGGTTATAAATTCAGGTGCGGTGGCGCCGTTATCGCCAATGTTGGCACCAATCTGTTGCAAGCTATCGGCGGTGCGAGCCACACATTCATGCAAGGTGCTATCGTCACCCACTTGTAGTTGTATCACAGAATTATCTGCACCTTCACCATAGAGAGTGGCATAAGGTGGAATGTTTATACTCTGACTGACCTTGTAGACTCCGGCCGGGAAAAACAGGCTGCGTCGGATCTGTGGATTGGTCTCTCTGCAAAATAACTGATAAAGTGCTCGGTTTATGGCATCCGTGTCGTCGGCTACACCGTCACCTACCGCGCCAAAATCTTTGACCGTGGCAAACTGATCCAACCAGGATTGCAAACTAAGGGAGATCGGGGTTCCAGCTGTGGGACCGGTCTGTACTGTGTACCCAGCGGCTTGGCCTTTGTAGGTATACGTGGTCTGTAATTCTAAGATATCTGAAAATTCAGTAAGAATTTCCGTGTTGCCTATGACAGGAGCACCTTCTTCCAGGGTGCCATTGCCTATGTATAATCTACGCTCATCTATGCTCCAGCCCAGTTCTGCACCGGCTAGTTGCGGTAGGTTTTCTTGCAAACCTTTGCGGTTGGTTATGCGGGATATCTGTACAATGGCCACTTTTGTTGTCCTTGAATTCTATCCAGTATTTAGCTGGTTAGGTCAGCAGGTAGTATTGCTCGAGTCTGCGCCACCAAGCATCGGCCCAGTGGTCAAAATCTGCTGATTCCAGCACAAATTCTTGATATTCTGGACGTGCTGTAGGACGTCCATTGGCATCCACCGGCGGTTTCACACACATCAGCACCACACCTTTGCGTATGTTTGTTCCATACACTTCGTTGTGTGCCAGAGCATAGGCCGCCAACTGTAAGAAATAGTCTTCGATCCACTCTCGGCGCTTGGGTTTGTTGGTTTGCTTATAGTCCAATATGCTTTCTTCGTTCATGTGTATACCTGCACCATCGGACGTTCCAGCATAAAGTTTTGGGAAATACAAGGGTATTTCCACTCCCCAAAATTCTTGCACGTTTTTCAAGCCGTTTTCAATCACAGTTTCGGCCATGGCGTGACTGGCCCAGCCAAAAGGATTCGATCCTTGCTCTTTCAGCTCGCCGGTTTTAACATAGTGTTCAAGATAGGTGTGCATTCTAGTGCCACGATTGGCAGCTTCTGTGGTAATGGCCTGTGCCTGTGCATGGCCCACACGGTTACGCCACTCTTGCAGGGCCTGTTTCTTTTCTTCGGGTTTGGTCTTTTCCAGCACAGTGGTCACACTGGGCAACTTGCCGCCGGGGGTATCATACAGTCTACGGCCGTCTTCTGTGACCCTATTCAAGGGTTCGTAATTGTATTTTTGAATTAGCATATATGGTCTTGTACGTTTGGCAAAATAATATCATCTATTTTTTTAGACATCAAAATTTGTTGATTGTGTTGCAACTGATCACGGTTATTGTGCCAGATATCTTCTATGTGTTGGTAGCGTAGATCTAAAAGATCTACCAAGGCTCGAGCCCGAGATTTCCAGTCCTGTATTGAATCAATAGTGTCAAGATTCAATCCCTGATAATTGATATCAAGCCCCAGATCATTCAGTGCTGACAAAAACCCACAGTTAGCCATTGGAAAAATTAACGTGCCAGACACAATACATTTGAATGTTTTTTCAGTGGGACAAAACATACTCACACCAGTCTCGGTACAAAGATTACTGTAACAGGTAGTATAAGCCGGCGAATCGGCCCGATGACAGTTGGTCCATTGATATTCTTTTTCGGACGACAACGGAAATTTTGCCAATTCATTAATAAAAAATTCAGCCACTGTTGCACCTAGATTTTTTTCAATTTCTTTAACTGTCAGTTGTCCTTGATTATTGTTGTTATCAATAGTCAATCCAGCAAAACTTAAAAAAATTTCATCTCTCCATGTCTTTTGATTTAACAAATAGTAGGTATAGGCTCGTTCTAGTTTGGGCATTCTATTCAAACATGATACCTTATAGGTTCGTTGAGGAGAGAAAAAATCTCTAGATTGATACTGCTGTGATTGATTGGCATATCTGTATGCCCAGACAGGAAAGAATCTAAAATTTTCTTGTTGATGTTGGTCAGCAAATTTCTTATCATTGATCAATACTGCCGAGATAACGCCAGACTTGTTGTGCGACTCAATCAAAGTTTTGACCCAATCCAAGCTACAAGGGTCACTGGATGCATCAATGACTATGGATTTTTTTCCTTGGAATTGTGGTATGTTTTCTGGTAAATGATAGTGACTTATTAAATTTGAAAAATTTCCTGCATTCAAGTATAGATATTCTTTAAATAATTCAAAGTCTCGAAAATACGATGTGCTCAAATTCGAAAACTTTCTCCGCACCCGCAGCGGTCTCGTTCTTTGGGGTTGATAAATTCAAAGCCTTCGTTGAGTCCTTGACGCACATAATCCACAGTGATGCCGTCTACAATAGGCAAACTCTTGGGATCTACTATAATTTTAAATTTGTCGACCTCAAATACCTGATCAGTATCAGCAGGTTGATCCACATATTCTAACACATAGGCCAGGCCCGAACAACCTGTGGTTCTAGTTCCTATGCGTATGCCAATGCCGTTGCCTCTACGAGCAAGATTCTGTTGGATTTTCTTACTGGCTGCATCAGTTACTTCAATCATCTAGATGTTTTCTCTTATAATCTTCGATAGCAGCTTTGATCGCGTCCTCGGCCAGAATCGAGCAATGGATCTTGACCGGCGGTAAAGCCAGCTCTTCTGCAATCTGTGTGTTCTTAATCTTGCCTGCTTGCTCCAGAGTTTTACCCTTGACCCACTCCGTGAGCAACGAACTCGACGCAATAGCCGAGCCGCAACCGTAAGTCTTGAATTTTGCATCTTGTATGATTCCATTTTCTACTCTTATCTGTAGTTTCATTACATCACCACAGGCTGGCGCACCTACCATGCCAGTGCCTACATTGACATCACCCACGTCCATCTTGCCCACATTGCGTGGATTTTCGTAATGATCGATTACTTTTTCAGAATAGGCCATTTGACACTCCTTGAGTTATTGTAACATACTGCGCAGGTATTTACAACTGATTTTGGTTATTGGCGGCGCTTCATTGCAGCCTTGGCATTACTATCTACCACAGCTCGTGCCTGATCCACGCTCATTCCTGTCTGCGCCTCGGTATCCCCTCGAAAACGTACCACACCTGAATTGGGCTCCAAGGGTTCCAAGATGTTGCTGAGTGGTTCCTGGCTGATTAGATCACCAAGATTTTCTTCGGTCACATTCACACCCAAACTTTTGGCAGCTTCTATGAATGCCGCTTGACTGATCTGTTTGCGTGCAGATTCATCTTCGCTTCGACCAAGCAAAAACTGGCTTAAGGCAGCCAGTTTTCTTGTGTTGGGATCAGTGACTTCTGTGATCCGCATTATCTGCGCTCGCGACCCAGTCCTGCCGCAGGTTCTTGCTCGGGCTCTTCGATGTCGATGTCAGTGACATCAATTTCTTCTTGACCAGGTGCTGGTAATTCAGCTGGCATTTCGCCGCCTAGTCCACCGGTCATGTCAGCACCGGGCACAGTAGGAGCTTGGCCTGTGACCACTCCTAGTGCGGCTTCTAACTGTTGTTTGGCACCTTGTAGATTTTGCAATAGTCCACTGAGTGCAGCTGATGCATCACCATTGAATTGTGTAGCTTGGTCAACGCCGACTTCGTTCTTGATTGAATCTACCAAGGCTGGCAAATCTTTGAACTGCATGGCACTGACTTGCTCGCTCATCTTTTGCACTTGATCAACCATGTCTTGGCTGGCCAGCACTACCTGTGCTTGTTGAACTTCGCTGGCTTCTTTCAAGCGTTGTTTTAAACTGCGGCGTTCCATCATGGCTTTTTCTTTTTGTATGGCTGCTTTTCTTGCTGCAATGTCTTGGGTTTGTTTTGTCAACTGTTTTTCTTCATCGCTCAATTGACGCTGGCGTTGTTGACGATGAAGAGCCATGGCGGCCGCTGTTTTTTGAGGATCTGCTGTGGTGCTTTGAGCATTGGGCATGTTGTTGACATAGGCACCGGTGCCGGCTGCGGTTGAGGCAGTGCTCATGCCCACTGGTTGTTCCATGATCCGGGCGGCCAGGGCCTGTTCCATGACCACAAGTTTAAGATAGGCAGGGTTGCGCTCACTGTGGTGAAATTCAGGAGTCCTGCGGTGCTCGGCTATGGTAGCACGCACACGACGCAACATACCTTTGGCCTGTTGGGCAGAGACCTGCTCAAAGTTTACACGATCGCCAAAGTAGTTTTCAAATACCTTAGCGGCTTGTTTTGTTGGGGTGGCCACGGCCAGTT